CTTCCTTTAGTACCTTCTCACCTTCGTCTTTAGTCTCTAGCGCGTTCTTGATGAGAAAATACAGAACAGGGCCAGACGCTAGTCCAACTAACGTAGGCCCTGCAAACATAGCGTTTCGTCTTTTTCGGCGTCTAGACACTAGTGCCTGGACTGACCTATTGTCTGCTTGCATGACCTCCAGAAGTACTTCTGCGGTCGAAACTGTCATGCGGCTACTCCAATATTCATCGCCAGCATTAGACCATCAGACATGTGGTAAGTTGGTATGTCTGAGACGCTTACTTTTGTTGATGGTTGCATTGTTCCACCTCCTTTAGCTGAAGCAGCACTACCTACGGTGTTAGCAGCAGACGTCGGAGTAGAACTAGGAACTGACGAAGCAGGAGTGATGTCTTGAGACACAGGAGAGGCCTTAGCACCTTGATTAACAGGTCCATCAGCTGAGTATATACCTGCCTTAGCAGCCGCTAAGGTCATACCTGCAGGTTGAATGTGCCAAGGCTCTTTTGAGATCGGTCTAGAGAACCCGTATTTGTTCAGTAATCCTAGCTTTGCGAGTTCATTGCCTTGTGCAGAGTTAGTGTCAAAAGCAAAGCCGTACTCGTGTAGTGATCTGCCAGGAGGTGCAGCTTGACCCTTCGGTAGTGTCCTATAGAGATGTGCTTGATGTTCTGGCGACCTGTAAGCGCTGTTGATGTTCAAACGCTTTCCTGTCAGCTGGTAGTATTCTTGGGCCATTCCTACCATGTTCTTCTGCATCTCAGGATTTAGTCCGTCAACGTTTACGTTTCCGCTCTTGTTGAACAGAGAACCCATCCAGTCTGAGACGCGCTCACTTACTGACTTAGGTTTAGGCATGCCTGGATTGACAAACCCTCGACCACCACCTGCACCACCTAATGACGTAGCTGTAGAAGGGGCTACGTTACTGATTCCTACTCCAACAGCTTGAGACGCAGAAGACACAGCACCTGAAGCAGACTTCATCACACTGCCAGCAACGTCTTTACCAGACGATATCCAGCTACTAGCTCTGTCAATGGCTGCGTTCTTTGCTCTACCAATTGCGTCTACTGCGCTTTGGTATGTGTCTTGCCCCTTCTTAAGAGCATCGTCTATTGATTGTTGAAGGCCTGTTCTTCCTGTGTTTGGATCTTTCAGGAAGAAGTAGTCAATCGCTTTAGACAAGGGCTTCTCAATGAAGGAGTAGATCTTGTCTCCAATGAACTTTCCTCCTTGGAAGGCTCCCCACAAAGCACCTAGAGGGCCTAAGATTCTCGCAGCTCCCTTTAGCAGTCCTGCTAAGATAGGCAAGCCTTTACCAAAGATGCCAGTGAACTTTCCAAAGAGCCCTCTTATCAAACCACCTGCACCAAAGAAGCTGCCTAGAGTGCTTAATATGCTTCCAAGCATTGAAGAGTCTTTGCTTGACCCTTTCTCCTGCTTGTCCATAGAACGCATCATTCGTCTTTGGAACAAACGAGTGTGGGCTACGTACTCAGAGAATCTTTCGGCAATAGACTGGCTACTTGAACCTCCAGCAAGCATCTCCTCAGGAGACTTGCTAACAGCACGCATCGCCGCGATTGTCTTCCCAACGTACTTTGCGCCCCTGATACCTGCTCCAATACCAGCTGCCCCAAGACCTACGCCTCTAATCAGGTTACCTACAGTGAGAGGGCCGAAGCCTAGTTTGTCAGCAACAGACATGCCCTTGTTCACAAACCAACGGGCAGCGCTTCTTCCTAGGCGACGAATGTCTTCACGTTGTTCTTTAAGGAACCGGCGAGCTTCATCTTGGTGACGCAGGATCTTGTTGAGTATCTCATCTTGTCCATCGAAAGACTCAGCTAGGTCAGTTGGAAGATTTTCCAACTTTGCCTGAGCGTCTGCGACGTCTTTCAACATGGAGTTGATATCGTCTAAGGACTCTAGATTTTTAGTAGCTGTCAGCAGCTTTTCTAGCTGTCTCTCTGACGACATGAGGGTAGTCAATACGTCTTGCGAGAGGTCTTTCTTCAGCATCTGAGCACGGATAGCACTCAGCTTGAACAAGATGTCGGCTTGTATTCTCTTAGAGTCTATGAGATTTTGAACTGACTTTTTACTCTCACGTTCAACTCTACGCAGTTCGGTCTTAGCTTCAGCAATAGACTTCAAGAGGATAGCGCGAGCTTCTCTCGAAAGACCCGGAGCTGTTAGCTGCCTGGTTAGTTGATTGAGGTTCTCGCGTGCAATCGAAAGAGGAGAGTTTAGAGACGCGAGCTCTTCAAAAGACCCACTCCACTTTCTGAATGGGTCCCGTAGACCTTCCTCTAGAGGTTTCTTAGCCATAAGCTGTTCTACCTACTTGTTGGAGACCTTTTGCTTGTGCGTTTGCATTCTTAACAAACCGCGCTTCAACTTTGTCTGATAGGTACATCAACATCCGTAACTCCAAGGACATTGGAAGAAGGACACCTGTCTCTACCATGACTTTGTCTATGCGGTTTAGCAAGTTCTCTTCGTCAACGTAATTGAAGAAACGTGAGCGCGTCGAACGAGATATTCACTCTCGTAGACGCGCCACACTCCTTGCATCGAATATTAGCAAACTCACTGACGCCGTAGTCAGTGACGTCTTGACTGTATGCTTCAAGCATTGCCAAGTCGTCTGTGCTCATCTGCTCGACAATAGAGCAGCGTTCTTTGAGGGTAGTGCGTCCTGGAAGAGGCTTAAGGAAAGCTGCTCGTCCAGCTAGCCAGCTAAACTCAGGTGCCCCATCTTCAGACTCAATGACGTATTCAGCTACTTCAACTACGTCTCGCATAGTCTCAAAGCCTAACTGATAGCGTTCATCTAGCTCTTTGTATGGAGTAAGGTCTAGCGTCTTCAGATTCTTAGTCTCTAAGGTTGTGTTGTTCAACAACTCCTTCATGTGAAGCGTCTCTTTTTCTTTCTTGACGATGTTACCTGTCCCGTCGTCTACGCCTTCAGTCACTTGAAGGTTGTGTGTCAGGTCCTGACAGTACGCTTCAATCATCATTGGATTCTTAGGGAACGAGTTCACCCGATGCCAATACATCAGGTAGTAAAAGTCCCCAGGTTGTAGATCGAAGGCCGACACACCGTCGCCTAGAGTAGAGCTGATAGCTTCTACAATGTACTTCAACCGCTCTTCCTTAAACGCTCTATTGAACTTTGCAATGTGAAGACCTCTTAGCGGTGACACTGAGAGAGTCTTGAAAGGATAGAGTTGAAAGTTCGAAGGTAGGTCAACAGAGAAGAACTCTGCGCTCGTCTCACTAGTAGGCTTTTGGGAGTGGTAGTCAGGGTGACTGGGAGGTAAACTAGACTGAGTAGGCCTCGAAGGTTGAGCTTGAGGACGCTTGAACTCAAAAGACTGAGTGGATACGGTTTCAATGACCTTAGGGGCACCGTTTCCAGCTCTTTTTGAAGGAGATGGTATTTGCATTTTTGAAGACCTCGGAGGTAGTTACCTAGCTAGCAGCGCTGTTGCCGTCGAGAAAACGTCCGGGAACGCTGAAGGTAACCTAGAAAGTGAAGCAGGGAAGCCTCTGCCTATGTTGTTCACTACGGATGGTATTTGACCCGGAGAGAACTTGCCAAACTTGAGTCTTACTTCGTCAACACTGAAGGTAACATTTGGATTCACGCGTCCTGTGTTACCTGAAGTGACCGTGACATTGTCTATGTTCTGAGGCCAGCAGCCTGTGTACTCATAGATCATCACAGTCAGCTGTGCTGAATCTAGGGTGACGATGGTGATTGGTTGTTTGTATTCTCTTGGATGGTTGTAAAGACCTGTATCTCTGTCTATGATCATAGACTGCCATGCATACAGGTAGTTCATCGCCTTTCCATCAACGTCCTCATACAACTTGATCGATAGCGTATTTAAGTTGTAGTGGTTAGGAAAGTGAAAGTTCTTACCTGCTCTATAGACAGACGTCTGATCAAATTCTACGTTTGGTAGAACCACCTCTTCAACGTAAGACCAAGGAAGTACAGTGTCTGCGTTGATTATTGGAAGGTCACAATACCAGTAGATGTCTAACAGAGGGTCAGGCCGCGCATTTGCCGCCGCTAGCCAATCTCGAGGCCCAGGTGGATTCACAGGGCCAAACGAAGGATTAGCAGCAGAGTTAGCAACACGGCGGGCAAGTCGCTCTGCCAAATCGACAAAGCTACCTACCCGCCCGCTGAGTCTCTGCTTTGCTAAACCAGCAGCGGCTCCTAACACATTTGCTAGGGCCACTACTTACTCCTTAGTTAGTCTCAACCAGGTAGTCGTATGAGAACGTCACGCTAGTCTGAACAGCACCAGAAGCACGATCCAGAGGCGAGTCATCAAACGTTTCTACCCAAGCACCAACAAGCTGAATCCGTTTCACTTCCAGTGGAATGTCGTCGTATAGGACTAGTTCAATGGTCGTAGAATAGATGTCTTTGTAGGTGCCAGTGTTTAGAGTGTTGTCTCGTGCAATGCGTTGCCAACGGCGAAGCATGTCACGAGTTCCAACGTCTCTTGTTTCGTGTAGTGTGCATGCGAAGCTGTGAGAGAAGTTCTCACGACCTGCATAACGAAGCTCTACTGGTCCTAAGTTTACCGGCACCTGCTCAAGCAACGAACCAGGGATGCTGGCTGATACTGCTTTGTAGGTGAAGGTACGTGTGTTAGGCGTACCAGGCATGACTGGGATGATCAGATCCCAGTTGTAGGTAAACAAAGGATCTGGCAGAGAACGGACGTCTTGCAAGGAAGTTCTGGACATAGGAGAGGCTCCTGTTCAGTTAGTAATCAGTTGGGTTAGCTTAGCTTTCGACAAGCTGGGCCAGTCGGAGTCTAGCACGATGCACGAGTCCGACTTTGGGTGATAGACGATGAACTTCAGTTTCACTCCTTGGGCGTTAGCGAGTCTTTGCAGACGCCTGTTGTCTTTTAGAAAGTCTGAGGTTCCAAGCTTTCCTATCAACGTGAAGGTGCTCTTCACTTCTACGTATGTGTCGTTGCTCTTCACGTAGAAGTCTGGTGTATACACACGCTTACCAAAGTGCAAGGACTCAAACTTTGAGTCGAACTGCCCGAGGACGTTATGCACACCGAAACGCTTTGCTAGCCTGGGCAACACAAATCGTTCGTAGCCTTGGCACTCAAACGTCTTACCTTGTACTGTGACTTCAGTTAGACGTTGAGCACCTCTAATGACTTTCAGCCTAATGTCCCTGCTGTGCATACACGTCTGAACACCGTACCGGTCTAGCATTGTGCGCTCTGCTTTCTTGCGCACCGCTTTGGATTGCATTGCATAGTCTACACCAAACCTGCGTCGGTGCGTTGCTCTGACCTTAGCCTGAGCACCACGACCCCACGCAGCATTTGGGTGTCCGTACCTGTCTTGCAGTGTTGTTCGGTGCTTTGCCTTCACAGATTCCGATTGCGTCGGATAGTCTGTACCGTACGTAGCCTTTGACGTGCTGCGTGTTTTGGCCAACCTGTCTTCTTTGTGTTCCCACGACTCTTTGGTAGACGCACTTAGCTTTGCTCGGACACTATCAGATTTGACTGACCACTCAACACCGTACTTCTTCAAGTTGGTCTTGCGGCGTTTCCTAAGTATTTGTTCACGCGACTCACCTGAAAACACAGTAGCTAAAGCCTTCTGGTGCTTCCGCTTAATGGTGTCTGCGTGCATGGCGTTAGGCACACCATACTTCTCCAAGCAGGCTGCCTGCGTTCTACTCGAAATGACTTCGCCTGAAACACGTTTGCCTTTTGGCGTAGTCAAACACTCTGAGCACACAGCACTTGCACTAGGCAGAATTTTGTCCTTGCACGCCAAACACACGTGCTGCTGTGCGGCCATCTGAAGTGCGTGCCAGCCCGCTAGCTTGGGCACCATGCTGCGTTGCAGCTTGGCAAACAATTTGCCCTTACCTTTGTCTTCAGCGTGTTTGCCAAATTCCGGCACTATAAATCTGTTGTTTGGCTTGAATGACTTGAGTAGGCGAGCCACGTCCTTTGCATTCTTGTCGGTCCACATTAGTATCACCTGGTGTTGTTAATGCACCAATGAAACTAATGTGAACCAGACACCAGGGTTAGTGTTAACCCAAGTTTGCTACATTTATCTCAGAGAACGACACACCAGCCTTAGTGATGACGATGTCGACCTGAATCTCATGGACTGGAATCACAGGTGTGATGAAGATAGTCACGGTCAAGATTCCCAGGTTGTACTTAGAGACAGGATTGTTAGTCTCGTCCGAGATCACCTGGTAGTCTAGAATACCACGAGCGTCTTTCCAGAACTGAAGGTAGTCACTAGTTGAAGTAACTATCTGTCTACGCGTGAAGTCATCGTTTGGCTCATGCAACGAGTACATCAAGAAGTCTTTAACAGCACCCTTGATGACGTTCACCATACGACGTACTGACACCCAAGACAGAGCAGATTGCTTAGCCTGTAGTGTAGTAGCTTCAAAGATCGACGTACCTTCACCTAGGAACCTACGAACATAGTTGACCTGAGCGTTGAACAGGTCAGTTCTTTGTTGTTCGTTATATTCGTATCTAAGTGCTAGAGCGTCAATCAAACCTCTGTTCAAACCTGCAGGCTGGAACTGAGGACCAGCTACTCTATCAGTACGAGCAAATACAGCGGCTACCCAACCTGAAGGCGGAATGTAGAGCTTCTTGCCGTTGTAGGGGTCATCCTCAAACACGTCAGACGTATAGATTGCACCATACGAAGTATTCGCGTTAAGAATAAGCTGGCGATACGTGATTGCATCTTGCGCACGCTGCATTAGTTGAGGAGTATCGAGGATAGCGAATGCATCTCCTCTACGCTCTGCAACTCGGAGCATTGTTTGCTGTACTGAAACGTCAGTGTAGCCTGCGTTGATCAAAATGTTCACTTGAGACTGTTCAGGGTCACCGAACTCACTTTCCCAAGCAATTGCGATCTGACCGTTTGTCGGAGCTGTACCGGAATCACCGCCAGTCAAGGCCACTCTAGACGTAGAGATTACCGCCGGTACAGGAACAATCAACTGAGGCACATAAGACGCTACGTTGATGTAGTCCGACAGCGCATTAATTTGCTGCGTCGGTTCTAGTTGGCGGCCGTTACCGTCAGTGAAGTCTGTTAGAGTAGAAGGCCACTCTTCAACAGGCACACTTGTGCTCTGTTCCAAGTCAAACACACGAATGGTGAATTCGTTTGTCGGAGCAGGTAACAAGGTCGGGTTTGTGATAGGAGCAAAGTCTGTGTCAGGAACAGCAATGCCAGTATCAACCCAAGTTAGGGTTGTAGCACCGACAACAGCAAGCCGGAACACGTTACCGTTTACTCTACCATACACGTAGTAGCCGCGAGCACCTGGAACAGCAGTCCAAGTGAGAGTTACCGTTGCTGTAGTAGTAGGACCACCAACAACAATAGTAGCTACTGACGAAGCTAGTGTCTCGCCAATTTCAGAGATGGCGCTAATACGGTACTCGTAAGTACCGTTGACTAGTGAACCACCTGTGTTAACTGACGACAGAGACGGCGCTGCAGGTGTTGACAGGTTCTGAGACGCAATCTGAATTGCCAGATTGTTGCCATAAGAACCAGGCCCCGACTTAGGAGTAATCAGCAGCAGAGGAACTTCTGCGCCAGCTACGTAGTTGTCCCAATCTGGGTTGTCTACGTCGGGGACTCCGCCCGTGACACCTGCCAGAGAGGTCACGCCAAGTCCGCTGTCTTTCATGACAAGACCGGACCATCTGTAGCCTGCCCCAAGCACACGAACGCACTCCAAGGAGCTCATTTCCTTGAGTGCGTCTAGAGCACAGTAATGACCGAACGACAAAGAAGCGTCTGGAATTCCGTATTCGGCCAGGAACGCTTGGCTATCATTCACCTTGTATCTACCAGGACGCCCTTTTCTGGATACGAAAAGGATAGCGCCATTAGAAGACGAACGAGACCGGATTGTTTGTGATAGGTCAATTTCTCGGAATCGAACGTCTGCTGACTGCTGAGTTAAACTCGGCATAGGTGTTCTCCTAAGACGGTGGATCTACACATGAAATTACTCTCCAGTCGAAGGAGCGTAGTTGTCAACACCAAGAATTGTCTTCCTGTAAGATGCGATGTACTGAGGATCGATCTTTGCTCCAGGAGGAGGTACAGCCCTACTCTTTGGTTGCAGGTTGATAGAGTCCTTCTTTCCATCAGGCATCACGATCTTAACAACCTGGAAGGTGTCAGTCTTGTTGATAAGCATCTTGCTCTCCTTAAACTTGCATTACTCGGACCTGAACATCCTCTTCGGTGCTCAGATTCTCAAACTCAATGTCGCCGATCGCGTCAGTAATGACGAACAAAGAATTGATAACGACTGTCCAAGTCTCTGTTCCTTTTGTGATCACTGCTGTGACAGGCCCACCAATAGCTCGAATTACAGTAGATCTGTTTGCACTCAAAGACTCAAAAGTCCAAGAGGCTGAAGCAGCAATCGTCTTACTCCGTTCTAGAACCTCTTGCTCAGTTGTTTGAACGTTGATTGCGGCCGTCATTACTGAGCGTCGAATGTTGTTCTCCGCCAAGTAGACTGTAAGTTCCAAAAGCATAGCCCTGTTGGAAAGACTAGGCATCACTAGACTCCTTTGTCTCGAGTATCACCTTCAGACGCAGCAGGTCCATCAATGTTCGGCCAAGGTCTATTGAACCTGAAAACTTGAACAGAGTGTCCTTGCTCACGTCTATCATTTTGGTCTAAGGCTGAATTTAGCCTGCCTTCAACCTCAACTTCGTTAGCTGCCTGCGCTCTTTCCAACGGCTTGTTTATGTAGCCTTCGATACGGAAAGCCGAAGTCAGCTCATATTCCTTTGGTTCGTCTAGTCCGCCTGACCTTGTTGGAAACTGAATTTCTCTATCAAGGTCTACGTGAATGTCAATCTTCACCACACCATAAGTCAAGCTAAAC